AAAGAGTGTCATCATAACCTTGTTCCCCATTGGCGTACACATGTTCACAGAATATGAACACACATAACATAACATTAGTTAACACTAACTAACACCACACAACACCGCCTCACTACGTTCGGCAGTGCCTCGCTCCGCTTGGCTTGGTCTCACTCTGTTCGACCTACCTCACCTCACTGTGTTCGGTTCGTCTTAGGTTCGCTCCGCTCACGCACCGTACCACATAACGTGATCTAACTCTGTATGATCTAACACCACCCTACAATGTTCCACGTGAAACATTGACCCACACGGGTACGTAGTGGATTATGTGAAATTACAGAAACACTTGTATTCTAGAATAGGTGTGCTATACTATAGATGAAAAGAAGGAGGGTCATTAAAAATGAAAATGACAATTAGAGAATTATATAACAGTACGTTATTAAATATTTACAATAATGCTATAGAGTCCATTAAGGTTGTAAATGAAGATGAATTTAAAAAAGAGTTAGTCGTTAACTATATTAAGTCAATGAATATTATTTTATTGAATGCATTAAAAGACGACGATGTAACAATTAGTGATTTTAATTATTTAGTTTTACAGTTTACTGATCTATCAGATGAATTACTTAAGTATGTTAACGGTGAAATTATATTTAACTGGATGTAATGTAGACAATGAAACATTATAGTATTAGAAACATTTTTATTGATGTATTATATCAATTAGGTGATGATTTGGGGGTTATATCGTTATGAGTAGAATTTACAAACACTCACATAATCCAAGTGAGTTAACTATGGATAATATTAACAGAATCGTTGATATTATAGAGACGTATTTATGTGATTATAAACTTGGTTTTCATTTAGTCTACCAACGTAGGCATTTAATAAGAATGGATATTCGTAAATTATATTCAAAGAGTGTAATAGCTAGTTATTCTTTTCGCTATAGTACTATGACGTTATTTAAACGGAAGGTGTTACAAGGCGCTGTATCACTTGAGGATATGATTAAAGAAAACGAGAGACGCGGTTATGAGTATTTATAATAATTTAATACTTGCAAGTTTTATAATTTGGGTGTTATTATCTGTGTATCAAATTTATCAGCATTGCAAAGGTAATTTTAAGTATTATAACGTATCAAACAGATACATAAATTTCATTATAATGATGATTATAATGCTAGTTATGTGGTTTGTGTTAATAAATATGAAATATGATGAATTAATGGAGGTGTGTCATGTAAAATATTAAAGTGTTATGTCTTCACTAAAAAGCGAGGTAGGTTGTAAATTGTTATGCTAGTTACAAAATTAGACAACTTGAAATAAATTAATTGAAAAAGCAATATTTAAATTAAAAGGAGAAAATTAAAAATGGAAAATTTAGGAAATGAAGTAATGGCAATGGAAAATACAGGTTTAGTTGTGACTGACGACATGACTTATGAGCAACGTGTTAACTTATTCAACGCGGTAAATAATGCGGAAGGTTTAAGCGATCAAGTAGGTAAGGATTTGTATTTGACGGGTTACATCGTGCAAGATGTAGAAAAGGAAAATGAAAAAACAGGTGAGATTATTTGTAGTAAACTAATTACTGTAATTGATAAAGAAGGTAAAGCATATGCTACTAATAGTAAACCTTTCTTACAATCTTTGAAACAGTTAAAGCAAGTATTCAACTATGATTGGACAAAACAACCAATTCACGTTGTGATTATTCAAAAGAAATCTAATTCAAGTTCAAATAAATATTTAAGCATGGCTGTTAAATAGCCTAATAAATAAGGGTGTTAGCCAAACACCCTTTTATTTTTGACTTAAAAGGGGGTGTTTAAAATGGCTAAAATGCGAAAAAGTACGAAAGATGTTAAGCGGTTAAGAAATGCTATAGCAAGCGCTAAACGAACTGCTACAAAAGCGCAAAATTTAGGACAGGATGTTGTGTTTACAGACATCCGAACCATTAAAGATTTTAACGACCGTAAGGAATTCAACAAATATTTAAAATCAATTGAACGATTCAATAAGGAAAATAGGTATATTGAAAATCAATACGGTGTTGTTTTTAATAGGAATGATCTTGAAAAAGCGAATAAATTAATAGATAAACAAAACCGACAGAGAAGAGGTCTAGCAAGAAGTGTTGGACTAACAAAACTAAAAGAAACAAAAGGCGGTATAACCACAAATGTAAGTGTTAAACAGGCATTATCTGTATTAAAAGATGATAGAGGCGGTTTTTTTGAGCCAGTCCATCATGTTAATATTCAATCGTATAGATATCCTAAACAACTAGATAATCGAATTGAAAGTTTAAAAGAAAATACGAAAAAGAAGCCAAAGAAAATTAGAACGTTGAGAAAAAATTATAAAAAAGCAATATTCGAACAAATAGAAGGTATGAATATCACAGAAGAAGAAGGAAAACAAATATTAGAAGATATTAATTCTTTAACTGATAGTGATTTAATTAAATGGTTTTACCAGGAACGAAAAGCGATAAATACTTTTAAATATTTGGATTTAAGTCGTGAGTATACAGAAAATCAAAAGTTTGTGAATGAACAATTAAGTAAAAGTATTCAAACTGATTTAAAAGATGTAAAAGATAGTTTAGCTGTATTTACCGGACGCGCCTATGTTAGTGACGGTATGGTTAAGTATAAATAATGTAAAGGGGGTTGTAGTATGACAAAGAAAAAAGAGCCTAAAGAAATTTGGGCTTGCGACTTTGAGACTACAACCGACCCTTTGGACTGTAGAGTCTGGGCATGGGGAGCGAGTTTTGTTGAAGATTCGAGTGTAAAAGAATATGGAAATAGCATATATGGCTTTTTTGAGTGGTGTCAACAGAAAACACGTAAATTATATTTTCATAATCTAGCTTTTGATGGTGAGTTTATTGTGAGTTGGTTGTTAAGTAATGGTTATGAGTATTCGGACAAGCCTAAAACAGGTTGTTTTAAAACAATTATATCGAATACAGGTTTGTGGTACTCTATTGAAATATGGTGGAAATATTCAATTTATAGATCAACAAAAACTACAATATGGGATAGTTTTAAATTAATTCCATTTAGTATCGAGAAAATCGCGCATGATTTTAACTTACCAATACGTAAATTGAAATTAGATTATAAGACTAAACGTGAGGTAGGTCATGAACTCACACCACATGAAGTGGATTATCTTTTTAATGATATCGATATTGAAGGTATGGCATTAAATGAATGTTTTAAATTAGGATTTAATAAAATGACAGCCACTAGCTGTAGTTTTGAAGCTTTTAAGAAAACGTTGCCTATGTCGTTTGAAAAGATATTTCCACCTTTAGAAATGAATGTTGATAGTGATTTAAGACCTGCTTACAGTGGTGGTTTTGTTTGGGCAAACCCGGAACTAAAAGAAAAAGAGATCGGACAAGGTATTGTATTTGACGTAAATTCACTTTTTCCGAGTCGTATGTATTATGAATTGTTGCCATACGATACACCTATTTATTTTGATGGTGAATATCAACAGGATGATGAATACCCTTTATGGGTTGGTGTTGTAAGTTTTGCTTTTGATGTTAAAAAAGATCATATACCTTGTATTAGTCTAGATAAGTTTAGTCGATTTTTTGGGAGTAAAAAATATGTGGACAGCTCAAACGGTGATATTGTGAGAATGACTGTCACAAGTGTTGATTGGGAGTTATTCAATGAACAATATGATATTTATGATGTGGAGTTCATTAACGGATATAAATTTAGAGGTTGTGTAGGCATTGCAAGACAGTTTATTGACGAGCAAATGGAAGTTAAAAAGAATTCTAAAGGTGCTCAAAGATTTATTGCCAAAAGACAATTAAATTCAGTTTATGGCAAGTTCGCAACGAACCCAAATGTAACACCTAAAATTCCATTTATTGATAAGGATGATGGTGTATTAAGGTTACACGATCCTATGTTTACAACGTATGAAGATGGAGAAGTGAAACAGGTTATTGATGAGCAATTTCGTGATCCTATTTATTTGCCTTACGGAGAATTTGTTACCGCATATGCACGTAAATATACAATTAGTACTGCTCAAAAGGTAGGTATACATAGAGTCGCATATATTGACACGGATTCAATACATCTAGTGGGTACACAAGTTCCGGACGCAATAAAAGATATTATTGATGATAAGGAATTAGGTTATTGGGGTTTAGAATCTGTATTTACACGATCTTATTTTATTGGGGCTAAGTCTTATGTGGAAGAAATTGAAATTAGTTATAAGGATTATGTGGAGCACCAACAAGAATTTATTAGTGAGAATGATTGCAAAGATAATTTGTATTATATTCGTGAGGGTGTTTGTTATTATCTAAATGTTAAGTGTGCTGGTATGACACAGAGAGCTAAACAGAATGTAACATATGATAATTTTAGAGTTGGAAATGTAATTAATGATTGCCTAAAGAAAACACATGTACCTGGTGGTATTGTGTTAGTTGATAGACAATTCAGCATTAAAAGTAGATAGGAAGGTGGTAAAGTGATAAGTGTTTTAACAAATATATTGTATTATTTATTCATGGCATTTTGTTGTTTGAGCGTAACATTTCTATTTGTTGTGTATATTATAGGAATGGTATTAATGATTATTTGGATTATAAAGGAGTAGAAAAATGGATTTTATGTTTTTAATGATATTAATGTGTATTATTGTGTTAGCAGTTTTTTGTTTGGTTATATATTGTAAATATGAGTCATTGATTGATAATCATAAATATTTGAATAAGGAAGTTGATAGTTTAGCACATGAAGTTTATCATCATGGTGACGCAATATTTAAAAAGTGTGATAAAACTCTAAAAGAATTTAACGAAATCATGTTCGGAAGCCCACCGCTCAAAAATAAAGTGGTGGTTGTGAGAAGTATAAAGGATTATGATTATACCGCTTATCGAAAAGATATTGATATGTTAAACCAATATTTAGAAAATGGCTGGAGTATTGTAAACCATGATACAAGTGATTTTGTACACACCTATATATTAGGCATGCCGTTAGTATGGCAGGATGAAAAAGATGATGTAAAAGGATGTGATGACGATGATGAGTGAGAAGTCGAAAGAAAATAGAAATAAATGGTATCGAGAACATGTTAATAAATATTGCGTTTGTGTTAACAAAGATGAAGTTGAAGTTGTTGATTATATTGAAGATTTATTGAAAAAGAAAAAGTTTAGTCAATATGTTAAAGATAAAGTTAAAGAAGATTTGGCAAAAAGTAAATAATATGCTAGTATTTAAACGTAAGGAATAAAGAACGGAAATCAGACATGTATATCAGAATTACTCGCGGTGAAACGTGCTGATAACATAATTAGGCATAGTAATCTAGCTGGTAACACTTTAAACTTTACAACCTATATTTATGAAACCCTCGTAAAAGAGGGTTTTATTTTTATTGACTTTACAATATTAATATCATATATTTATAAATAGAAGGGATGTGTAAAAATGGAACGTGATGAACTTAGAAACAAGTTTACGGAAGTGTTAACGGTTGAAGATCAAGCGGAACGCTCAACTATGCTGAATGATATGCGTGCTGAAGTCGAAAAAACTTATACAGAATTAGACAATTTGAAAGCCGAAAACACAAAATTAGTTGAAAAGAATACCTCGTTGACAGAGGCAAACTCTAAACTATTTATGCAAATTGGTGTCGAAAAATCGGGCGGAGAAAAACCAAAACATGAGGCGCCAATGGATTTAAGAAAATTAGGTATTTAATGAAAGAGGTGATTTAGATGTCAAAAACAACAGGAAAAGACGTAACTAAAACGTTACAAAATGATTTAGGTATGGACCATGAACCAACCGGGCAAGAAGTCGCGAGTGCAATGTATGCAATGAGTTCAAGTAACTTTAAAAGTACAATTGGAGATCCTAATGAAGTTTCATCATTAGAATTTATGAACGGTTTATTAGAATATCCGGATACTTTAGGTGTTGAGTTCATGAATTTAGCAACTCGTATTGGTAAAGTGATTGCACACCGAAATATTTTAACAAACAAGTTAGCGCCTTTCAAAATGGAGAATATGCCACTTGGTTATACTATGGAAGAGTATTTCGTTGAGTGCGCCAAAGAGCACGCTTACGACCAAGCGGACGCTGAAAACACTCTGTTTAAGAGAAGTTTACCGGATATTAAAACAGCTTTCTACGTAGTAAATAGAAAGTCATATTATCCAGCAACTATTACTGATGATGATTTACGTAAATATTTCGTTACATGGGATGGTGTAAACAGTTTGATTGCTCGTATTGTTGACTCTATGTATAATGGTGATAATAAAGACGATTATAATTACATGAAATCCGCTTTAGTCACTCATTATGAAAATGGACATATGAAGATCGTAAATACGAACGCTGTAACAGATACGGAAACTGCTAAAGAATTAGCTCGTAAAATTACAGAATACGTATCATACTTAACTGAGCCAACAAATGAATATAACGCTATGGCAGTTACTAAACAAAATGAATATGATGATATCTATGTTATTTTGAATGGTAAAACAAATAGTTACTTAAACATTGATTGGTTAGCTCAAACATTCCAATTAGAGTTTGCTCAATTCAAAACACATGTATTAGTATTACCGACTTTACCAAGCACGGCGCAAGGTACTATTGAAGCTATCGTGTGTGACTCAGAAATTTATCGTGTATTTGACCAAAAGTATAGTGTAGGCGTTGCTTATAACGCTAAGGGCTTATATTGGAATTATTTTCTACACCACTGGGAAGGAATCGCGACGAGTCGTTTTGCAAACGCAATCGCATTTGTATCCGGAAATGTGGAGGAAAAAGTTACGGCAATTTATTCAAACCCTCAAGTCGTTGAAGTTCGTAAAGGTGCAAGTATTACCGTACCATTTACAGTTCAAACAAGTGGTTTAAATGCTAAGTATAGTTTGACTGCTACATCTAGTGTAGATGATAAAGTTAAAGCTACAATCGAAAGTGATTTAAAACACGTTAAGATTGAAGGTTTAGACGCTATTGACGCGGAAGGTTTAGCAACTGTAACAATTAAAGATACAGTTTCAGATGTAACTTGTGATGTTAAGGTTGTATATAACGTATAGTTATGTTATAATATCGGTGTCATGAGTAGGACATGACACCCCTCCTTTCTATTATTTAGGCAAATTGCAAGCTAGAAAAAGAGTTATTAATTTAACTCTTTTTCTTTTATTTTTAATTGTTTTGTATTAGTATGTATTTGAAGGTGGTGAGATCATGTTAAGAAAAACTAAAAAGAAACAATCAGCAAGTCAAACAATTAAAGAACAGTTTGAGCAAAACAAAGAGATCAAAATAGATATTGATAATTTTTTGCCTAAGTTTGACGAGGTAAAGTTAAGCGGTAAAAATTTAGCTCAAAACTATGTGAGTGAATTTAATACGGGTATGAATATTTACCAATGTTTAAATTACTTACAAGGTTATATTGGTTGGCTGGTTAAGGCTGTTAACGATGTTGTTAAAAAATGGAATAAAAATATTGAGGAAATGATTAAATATTGTATTGAGCTGTCTAAAAGTGAATTCGATAAGCACTGGGCTGAGTTAAAACCTCAAGTTATTGAGTTGACGAAACAAACAACGATCGAGCAATTCAATGAGAAATGGGAAGAATTAAAACCTCAAGTTATTGAATTGACGAAACAAACAACAATCAATCAATTCAATGAGTCATGGGAAGAATTAAAGCCTCAAGTGATTGAGTTGACGAAACAAACAACAATCAATCAATTCAATCAGTCATGGGAAGAATTAAAACCGGAGTTAACGCAATATGTAAATAATACGATCAATCAATATATTGATAATCAAGATTCTAAAATTGGTAAAATGTACGATGATTTATCAATCTTGTTAACGAACTTGAAAAACAGTGGCGCTTGGACACAAACGGGTGCTACGATTTTCGATGGTCATATGACAGATGGTAGAAACATCGCAACCGGTAATATTAATATCTTTGGTGGAAGTGTTGACGGTGGTTCATACATTCGTACAAATAGCGGAAGTACTGAAAACGATTTGGCTGGTGGTGTATAATGGCATGGCAATATTTTTATGGTGCATATGACAACACCGGACCCTATGCGAATGTTGTTTTAGGTGGCACACCGGACAATACAGGACCGTTTGGAGCACCATTAGCAACGGCGCACGCGTCCGGATATGGTAAAGGTATTAACTTCTCAGATAATGGAAATTATGGCGTAACGTTTATTTTAGATTTAGTCGGTTATGCTATAACAGACGCTCAGCAGTATGTGGCGGATGGGTATTATGTTGGTGATACTTCAACATCGTATAATTATTTTATTATTGTATCTAAGTCAACAGACAATCAAGCCTCATGGACAGAATTATTAAGAGAAAAGATATTTACACATACAGGTCAAATGCCTTTAAATTATCTACAAGGATGGGATGGAACAGCAAGAGCGAGCCAATGGAGTAAATTTATCCAATTATCAAATGACACAACACATGTTAAAATTGAATTACAAGGTGAGGATGTAACTTTTCCACACTCTAATATTTACAGTATTCAACAGGTCATTCCGGATTTTCGACCTTGGGGTATTCGTAAAAGTGGTGTGTTAAAATCATTGAATAAAGACAGTGGATTTTTAAAGATACGAAAATCAAACTCATGGAAGGACATCGCAAAATATAGTTATGATAAAGTAGGAAAAGAAAACCAAGGTACGAGCCGAATTCGTAAAAATGGAAAATGGTTAGGACAAGGAAAAATAGGCAGTTAAAAATAGTTGAACATTCAACTATTTTTTTATATTATAGAAAATGAAAGAGGTGATTAATATGAAAATTATTTTAGTGGCATTGGTTTTTAATGGTTTGGATTTAGTAACAGGTATCGTTGGAGCTTTACGAGAAGGTGAACAAATCAAGTCAAATAAGCTTAGAGACGGACTTTTTAAAAAAGTTGGTTTTATATTTTGTTATACTTTAGGTATTGCTATTAACTACGCTGAAACTTATTTAACTTTACCGTTTGGAGTTGATTTAGTACCGGTGATTTGTACATATGCAATTATTACAGAGGTGGTTAGTATTATCGAAAACATTTATAAAATTAATAGTGACATCCTACCGGATAAACTAAAAGCCCTAATTGGGTATAAAGAAGGTGAATAGTATGGATTTTGATAAAATAAAACAAAATGTTTTAAATTCAAGTGAAACATCTACGAGCGAAAGCGAAAGTATTTCAAGTTTAGAACTCCATGAAGAATTTGAGATCAATAACTTTTTACCGGAGTTCGAGCCTTTAAAGTTAAGCGGTAAAAATTTAGCTCAGCAATATGTGAGTGCATTCAACACAGGTATGAATGTATACCAATGTTTAAACTATTTACAAGGATACGTTTACACACTCGTAACCGCTATGAATGAAACGATTGAGGCATGGAATACGGTAGTTCCTTTATTAGAGCAGGCAACCAAGGAATGGACAGACGAGGAATTTGACTATAAATGGTCGATTTTAAAACCCCAAGTTATTGAGCTTGTTACAAATTTAACACTTGAAACATTCAATAAAGCGTGGGAAGATTTAAAACCGGTTGTTATTAAATTGGCACAGGACACAACAGACGCCGAATTTAAAAAACAATGGGATATTTTAAAACCACAAGTTATTACACTGGTGGAAGAAACAACAACGAATAAATTTAATGAGGAATGGGAAAAATTAAGACCTACGATCATCCAATTATCAACAGATACAACAATTGAACAATTTAATAGATCATGGGAAGAATTAAAACCGAAAGTTATTGAATTATCACAAACTACAACAAGTAATAAATTTGATGAGAAATGGGAAGAGTTACGACCTCAAGTGATTGAATTAGCACAAACTACAACAAGTAATAAATTCGATGAAAAATGGGACGCACTACAACCAACATTAACAGAAACGGTTAACAATTTAGCTAAGACACAAACTACAACGACATTCAATGAGAAATGGGAAGAGTTACGACCTCAAGTGATTGAATTAGCACAAACTACAACAAGTAATAAATTCGATGAAAAATGGGACGCACTACAACCAACATTAACAGAAACGGTTACTAATTTAGTCAACACAAATTTAGAAACATTTAAAAGTACATTGTGGCAGGAAGTCACTAAAAATGAGAGTTTCCCTTTCTTATTACCGGAAAATTTCGGAGCTGTGGGGGATGGTACAACAGATGATTCAACAGCATTTAACGCATGTATTGCAAAAGCAAGTGAAACATATAAATACATCTTATTAAGTAATAAAATATATTTCATTGGTAATAAATTAATTAATTTCGGTGAAATATATATTATTGGTGTTAACGCAAATATTTTATTAAATGACAATTTATTTAGTGAACAAATTGACGGTTGTTACATTTATGGGGTAGTATTTTCGCGTAACACTACAAATATAACTAAGTTTTTGTGTGAAAAAATGTATAATACAACATTTTATAATTGTGGTTTTATTAACATGTATTATTTATGTTCAGAGCTAAGACCTAACTATAATATTAATGCTAATACACATGTTTTACTAAATGGATGTTATTTAATAAATACTGGAATTTGTAAAATAAATACATTTACTAATCATAATAAATATATTATAAACAATTCTAAAATTATATTTAATACAAATTTAACAACACAAATAAGTGTGTTATATGGGGTAGAAGATGAAATATTTATTTTTAATGACACGGAAATACAACAAGATAACTTTGATAATTTTAGTTCATTATTTTATGTAATTGGAGATTTAACATTTAATAATTGTTATATATCATCTATCTATAAAACAAATGCGGTTATACAAATAAATAAAAATATAAATCCATGCGTTATTACATTTAATAATTGTAATGTTGAGCTTAATGAAAAACCGTTAGTTAGCACAAATAATAATTTAACAAATATTTACACTGTTGTTAATGTATGTAACTCAAATATAGATATAAATACGTTATTAAATACTGATTATGAGTTTAGTTTATGGCTTGAAAACAATACTATGGTAACAAAACCTATTATCAACAGTGGTACAGGTAAAGTTAATTTAGTTGAAATTCAACAAAAGTATAGTGATACAAGCGAAAACATTTTCCCTTGGACAACAGAGCCTACACCAACCGTTGAAAATAATGTTTCACTTAATAAAATAGGAAAAGACCAATATTATATTTTAACAGAAAGCAAAGATAAAAATATTAAAAAATTAGATTATTATTTTACATATAATTTTGATTATTTACCAACTGTTCCTTATTATACCAACAACATTTTTTTTAGGAATTTAGACTTAGAAGGTTATACAGTTAAGAGATCATTTTTAAGTGATAACACATGTAAATTAAAAAACAAAAGTACAGGTGAATTAATAGATTATGTTTATTTGATTCTAGATGATAATGTAACAGTCACAACCTCAAAAGATGACCCACAATTTATATATACTACAATAGCGATGAAATATTTGCCATATTTCGCTAAGCTTAAAACAGATACGCCTGCTGCAGGGCATTTGTATGTTGACGCATGTATTTCAATTATTTTAGAAAAAACTAGCTCATAAGCTAGTTTTATTTTATTATATAAATGAGGTGGTAAATATGAATAAAAAAGAATGTGAATTATCAAGTATATATAAGATGAAAAAACCGGAAGATATTCCCTATAGTTTACCGGAAGGTTTAAGTGTTTATTTCTACATCGAGTTTTACATGCAAGCCATGCATATACTAAAGGATGTGGATTATGAAAGATATAATATCTGTAAAGATAAGTTAAGAGAATTAGTAGAAATAGAGGAGGAATTAAACTTATGAAACCAGGTCAAAAGTTAGTGCATGATGATCATGAGGTTTGCCTTTTTCCTATGGAAACCATGAATATTACACAATGGTCAAGTCCCACAGCCGAGTCACACTGCTGTGGACATCCTTTTGATAATGCGATTAATGGACAGGTCCGTGTACCCGTGTATGCTCCATTTAGTTGTCATTTATGCTATAGCGATAACCAAGGTAATACGCGCGCCTATAGTTCAGACAATCCCGTATGGACACCAAACGGATTAAGCTATGTTACTGTAAGCTTTACTCATGACCCAAACCCACCAGCAGCAACACAATATAAACAAGGTGATCTAATTTATCATACGGGTACGGCTGGAATGGCTACCGGTGACCACTGTCATATCGACCAAACTTTTACACAAAACGCTGGATTAGTTTATTATGGTGTTACATGTAGATATGGAAATCAATGCTACGCTTTAAGTGGTTCAGAGTTACCGAATAATGTTTTTTATGTAAATGATACAAATATCGTGAATGGTTACGGTCAAGAGTGGAAAACATTTGAGGGTGGTCAACCTCCAACACCGGAACCATCCTATAAATACACTAAACATTATTTCATGTTAGACGGTCTAGGAATTGATTTTGGATTTTATAAAACAAAAGAAGAGATCAAACCCGAACCGCCAACACCAACAAGTAAATGGTTTATTCCTGGTGATATTAATAGCACGCGCCCACTTACAGAAGATGAATCTAAACAAAATTGGGTTGCTTTTTGGCAATTTTTCAAGGCTAAAGGTTGGACCGCAAATGCGGTTGCTGGTATATTAGGAAACTCTTATTTTGAAAGTACTGTAAACCCGAACCGGTGGGAGGGTGATATACCTTTTGCACAACCGGTAGCAAGTCGTGGATATGGGCTAGTTCAGTGGACACCGTGGACGAAAATAATTGACTGGCTAAAAGAAAAAGGATATTACCCGGATGTATCAAAGTTTGGAGTCGGTGAATGTGAACGAATTCAATGGGAAATGGAAAACAACCAGCAATGGATAGCAACGACAACCTATCCCGAAAGTTTCGCGAGCTTTTCAAAATCGACTGCTGACCCGTACACACTAGCGATTGAATTTTTAGCAAATTATGAAAGACCAGCCGACCCGAACCAACCACAAAGAGGAACTAAGGCACGTGAAATTTATGATTATATCAAAGACAAATAAAATAGTTGAACATTCAACTATTTTTTAATAAGATAAAATAAAAGGAGATGATTAAGATGAGTATAGGAGTTGTAAACAGTCAATTTACACCGCAATCAAAAATTTATTTATTGAAGGGTTTAGAAATTGACGCAATGAATAACACTTTTTGGGGTGCATTCGATACCCCCGAAAAACAATTTAATTTCTTTATTACTAACTACGATCATATTGTTTTTGAAAATTACACGTATCAAAGAAAAGATGGAACGGTAGTCGTACCAGGTGTTTATGATGATCTACGTTTATACAATTATTTGATTTATCAAAATGGAAATACAGGAAATAAAGCAAAATGGATTTACTGCTTTATCACAAGTTTAGGATACTTAAACGACAACGCAACAAGTATTAGTTTTGAAACAGATGTAATACAAACATGGCGTTTTGAAATTGAAAGTAATTTTATGGAGTCATACATCGCATACGAGCATAGACCACAATTTTATACACAAGATAATCAATATTACCCATGTATTAATACACAACCCGAAAATTTAGAGATTGGAACGGATTTAATTAGTGAAAACAACATTAGATTAGACCCAAACCAAGATAGAAGTTATGCGATTATTGGTATGACTTGTACAATGGACGGAAAAGACACATACACACATGGAACGCTAGGGAGTCCATCACAAATTAATTATTATATTTTTCCTTTTTCACGAATTACAGGCGGTGATATAAAAACATTGAAAATAGGCTCAACATCCGGAGCGGTTGTGACTATTAATGGTTTAAGTGAAATTATGAACGCAATACGATCAGATGAGAAATTAGTTGGTAAATGTGTTTCTATTGTTGTAACGAATTCAATTCCCGGTTTAGTGGTAGAAGATAACCAAATTATTATAAAAAGAGATTGCTTTGAGAGTAAAATAGAAGGTGACTATCAAATACTAACTTATAAGCCCTATGTTATGTCAAGTATGTATGACTCTAGTTCAGACCAGTTCGCAAAATCACGATTTATAGACGCTATGAGTTATTTAGGTATTGGAGCAAGTGACAACACTAAAATGCTATGGTATCCTTACAGTTATTTTGTGTTAAGCGATAGCAATGGAACAACAAAATTATTTAAAAATGAGTTATGGGAAAATATACATAAAATGCAATTCGCTTTTGTAGGTTCACCAAATTCATCTAAAATGAATGTTGTACCAATTAATTATAAAGTGAAAAAAAATTCTATTGGTAATAATATCATGTTAAACTTAGATAACTCTTTTGAGTCTCAATATGAATCAAGTTTACCTATTATTAGTGATACAACCGCTTTAATGCTACAATCCTCACGTAACTCTATGAACGTTGGATTATCCAACATTAGAAGATCAAACGAAACAAATTCAGCTATAGCAAGCGCAACCGGTAATGCGTTGAGCGCTCAAACAAGCTTACAAAATAATTTGAATTTAAGTGTAACCGCACGTAATACTAATTTAGCTAGTAACTTGAACGATCTACACAATAAGTCGAACATGATAAACGCTAGTATAAGTGCTATAGGCGGTTTAAGCGGTGGTATTGCCAGCGCGTTAACCGGTAATATTGGAGGTGCTGCTGGTAGTTTGGTTGGAGCTGGTTTAGGCATTGGACAAACCGCCATGCAAAACCAAATCAATACAAAACAAACCAATTTACAAAACGCAAACGCACTTGCAAACGCAAATGCACAGGCAAGTGCTAATAGTCAATCTACCGCAATTGGTAACCAATTAAGACAGTTAACAACACAGTACCAAAATCAAACAAACATCCAAAATGCTATGGATAGTTACAATGCACGTATTCACGATGCACAGGCAACTGCTGATAGTATTGTAACCGGTTCAAATGATTTACTACGACAAACGGCTTTAGATTTGAATACATTAATATTGTTTGCATATAAACCAACTGAAGAATATCGAAATAAATTAAATCAAATATGGAACATGCGCGGATATGCTACAAATGCAATTGACTATCCGAATTTACATTCTAAATCAGCATGGAATTATATACAGACCGTAAAATGTAATATTAAAGGAACGAATATCGACCCAAGCGACCTAGAAAAAATTAAACGCGTATTTGATAATGGTATTACACTATGGCATGATAAAGATGTAGGAAATTATGACCGTAAAAACACTGAAAGATACCAACATGAAAATATTGATAAATTCGGTAACTACTTAAATAGAAAAGTGCATTAAATGGAAAAAGGTTGACGGTTCAACCTTTTTTATTTAACATATAATTAAAAGGAGATGATTAAAAATGGATTTATTGAATGATACGAGTTCGTTCACAGATTATTGTAGAAATGCGGTTGATGTTGCTACTATGAATAACGGAGAGGCTGACTTTATTTATTACACATACTTACAAATGTTAAGTTTGAATATGTTTAAATATAAAGGTTTACCGGAGTCCATTAATACATTCTATTTAGAATATGTTTTACAAACACGTGGTTACATTGGCTTTTATGATGATGAAAGATTAGGATTAATTTGTAGTGAAATTACATTAGGCGGTAAGCTTAACCACTATCAAATGCCAACCGAATACCATACAGTTTCAACAAGTCAACTTGTGAAAAAGAATTTATCAAGTAATGAATGTGTGGTTATGAAAAACAGTCCTTTATATGTTGGTATCTTCCCATACTTAAACTTTTTCGCTAAAAAACTAGCTTTAACAAGTCGCACAATGGACCAAAATTTGACAATGCAATGGACACCATACATCATTACAGGTGATAAACGTATGTTACAACAATTCAAAGTGTTTATGAAAAAGATTTTACAAGGTGTTCAAACGATCTTCACTTCAAAAGGATTCAGAACAGAAGACGTTAACGTATTACAGACAAATGCACCTTTTATTGCGGATGAATTGCACGGCATGAAACAAGCGATTTTGCGTGAGTGTATGACTCTATTAGGCATTGAAAACGCAAACATGGATAAAAAAGAAAGATTAGTTGCGGATGAGGTCAACGCCAACAATCAACAAGTTATTGCGTCTCGTAATATTTGGCTAAGTGAGCGTAAAAAAGCGATTAAAGAATTGAATAAGAAATTTAATTTAAACGCTAGTGTTGAGTTTGCACCATATGAGGACTTTGAGGACATCTTAAAATTGATTGAATTAGATGGTAATACAAGTATTTCAGACTTTAAAGATGATCTAACAATTAAAAAAGAAGGTGATTAATATGTTTAAAAAATTAAAAGTACCTAATTATTTGTTGACTTTACAAAGTCCGGTCCTAGCTGAAAATACTGAAACAATGTGCGGCGTATGTCACAACCTAGCATTCACAGAGTTAATTGACGCTCAATATGAATTAAGCGATATGGAAGTGCTAGAGATCGCTAGAAAAAAGATTTTCGATTTTAATTATCCTTTCTATGATGATGTTAAAAAAAGAAAAGCTTTTGAAACCGGAATTTTAAAGCACTTTTGGTTTGACGAGATTGGACAAGAAACCTATGCGTATTGGAAATTTGAGCTTCAACACTGGTTTGAAGTCAATATGGATAGATATTATACTTTGTTTAAAACTATCCCATTCCAAGATCAAGACGACCCAACCGCAAACACGAACTATACAGAAACTTATACACGTGATAGTCAAGGGAATACTCAAGCAAGTGGAGAAGATACGAGCATTGCTTTACAGTCTGTAACTCCGGAAGGACGTGTGGACATTGAAACAAACGACTATGTTAATAACATCGCTAAAACAATTACCAAACCAAAAAGCGCGAACGATACGACAGGTCATGAAGAGTACAACTTTAAGCGTAAAGGTAATATCGGTATCCAAACACTAGCGGAAGTATTACAAGGCTCAAGACGTGCGGTTATTACAATCGAAAACGAGTTATACGCGGAATTACAAGAATATGGATTATTTTTTAATATATTCTAGGAGGTAGCAAATATGAATATTAATGTAAATAAATATTATGATTATAGGAAAAAAGTACTAGGTACATATGTAGATCGTGATGGTGCTTACGGTTCCCAATGTTGGGATTTATATTTTGACTGGTGCGAAAAGAACGGATTTAATGGTGCTAATTGTACATCTAGCGGATATGTTAAAGATATTTGGCTAAACCGACAAACAAATGGAATGACATACAATTGCGTTGAAATTACAGAACTACAACCAGGTGCAATTGTTGTATTTAAAGAAGTGCCAAATATTACTCCATGGTCACATGTCGCCATTTTCGATAGTGATATAAACGGTGTATACGGTCGCTTTTTAGGTGCAAACCAAGGCGATAAGAACGGTTTAGTGAATATTGTTTCACTACCATATTCAGCTACATTCGATACGGCTTTCATGCCTAAAGCTATGATTTTAAGCAATGAAAAAAGTGAAAAGGTATTAAATGAAATTCCAAGTGATTTTATTAAGGAATATGGTACTTTCTACCCAAATTGTACAATTAAAATCAGAGAAGCACCAAGCCAAAAAGGTAATGACACAGGTTTATATTATACAAATGGTATGAGTGTACGATATGATGGTTATGTTAAGCGTGATGGCTATGTATGGATTAGTTGGATTGGTGGTAGTGGTAAACGTCGCTGGATGGCTGGCGGTGAACTAAATTCAAAAGGTATTAATTACCTACCTTATGGAGTGTTCAAATGACAAAGTCAATTGATTGGTACAGCCCAACTAACATAAAATCATATAACAAATTTTTAAATTTCATCATCGGTGGTCGTGGTATCGGTAAAACATATGGATTCAAAAAAGACTGTATCAGCAGATACAAGAAAAAAGGAAAACAATTCCTTTATTTAAGACGTTACAAAACAGACCTAAAGAAAATAAAAACATTTTTAAACGATCAATTTGAAAATTTTAAAGATGATGAATTTAAAATTACAGGTGGTAGCAACTTTACCACCTTTTATATAAATGGCTGTGAAATGGGTTACGCAACATCTTTAACAGCATTCGCAAGTTTAAAATCAACGAGTTATGTGGATATCGATACAATTATTGTTGACGAATTTATACCCGAAAAAGCTGGATTCAATGCATATATCCCGAATGAAGTTGAAATATTATTAAATATCATTGACTCTATATTTAGACAGCGAGAAGGACACGTATATTTACTAGCAAATAACGCGAGTATCGTTAACCCTTATTTTAGTTATTTTGGTATCACACCCGACCCAACCAAAGAATTTAACACATTTAAAGGTAGTGAATCCGTTGAGCAAATTGTTGTACAAATATGTCAAAATGAATATAAAAAAGGAAATCAAGAAAAATCGAAATTCCATAAATTAATATCGGGGACGACGTACGGAGAGTATAACGCCGGTAAGTTTGCTTATGATACGAATGACTTTATAAAAAAGAAAACAAATGTTTGTAATTATTTATGTACGTTATACTATGATGATATTTACTATGGTGTTTGGGTTGATATGAATACAGGATATATTTACATTAACCAACAGATAAATAAAGAATACGGATATTGTTATTCCATTGGAAGTAATAACCGTGAGAATATGATGATCGCGAAATTATGGCGTAAAGACCAACGTTTAAACATGTTAATACGATCATACCGAGACGGTTGCGTTTATTACAACAATCAAGAAACAAAAAGATTATTAAGCTATATTCTTAGTAAATATTAAAATAAAAAGAGTGCCATTAATGCACTCTTTAAGTTTAATATTTTAAATTATATTTACCAACAGTATATAAATAATATTCATGTTCATCACCGTACTTTATATAATACTTATTATACACATCTTGAACAATTTTATAGTCTGTAGAATGTACAACAATCAAATCGTCAAATGTAAAATAAAATTCTAAGCTAATAGGCGTATCAACTAATAACATTATTTATCACCTTAACTTTCTTTAAAAATAAAGTTCTAATCTTATTATGATTTGAATAAATTAAATTAATTAATTCAACACGCTTTTTACACCTAAGTGCATACTCAAGATCGTTCAAATAACTATCGCTTGTAAAACAAAATGTGTTATAAATCTTTTCTAGATCATCTAATTTATTCGTTTCATTTATTTTATCAACAGTATTGTCATATAGTTCAGTAATCCATCTTTCATATAAATAAAATCTTTGTGGAATCATAAATATCACCTACCAATTCTCACTATACATAGATACGAATGTATTATTAATATATTCATGTCTTCTAACACTAACCAATAATAAATAATATTGCCTATAACTAATCAAACCTTGATTATAATAAGAATGAATAAGATTTTCACGCTCGATGTCACTTATGACGCCGAGCGTTCTATTTAATTCAGAACATAAACGGTTAAGACTAGTATAATTACTCATACGCTATCCCTTCTTTACAATTCTACAAACTTCTCTAAGCTTGTAATTAATCATTTCATTCAACTCAAGATAAGATAGATAATCAATATCTTTATCGTTATAAATATCCTCAGTCATATCAATGCAATAACTAATATAATCAGATAAAGATTTTAACACGTTAGCTAGCTCATGCCATCCGTTAACTTGTTCTAAAACATAATCATATTGTTTTTGAATGTGCTCTTTATATTTTTCCTTAGTCATATTATTTGTTTCCTCCCATTCTATTAATAACCTCATCACCACAAATTTTTTTAATTCGATTTTCATAGTCTAAACGCTTTTGTAAATCTTTATAATTCGGATTGTCTCTAACTAGTTTTCTATAACGCTCGGACTCAATACAAGCAAATTGATATTCTAACAACAAATCAATATTAGTTAACTCTTGTAAATCTTCTTTGTATTCATTTTTAATGACCCTCCTTCTTTTCATCTATAGTATAGCACACCTATTCTAGAATACAAGTGTTTCTGTAATTTCACATAATCCACTACGTACCCGTGTGGGTCAATGTTTCACGTGGAACATTGTAGGGTGGTGTTAGATCATACAGAGTTAGATCACGTTATGTGGTACGGTGCGTGAGCGGAGCGAACCTAAGACGAACCGAACACAGTGAGGTGAGGTAGGTCGAACAGAGTGAGACCAAGCCAAGCGGAGCGAGGCACTGCCGAACGTAGTGAGGCGGTGTTGTGTGGTGTTAGTTAGTGTTAACTAATGTTATGTTATGTGTGTTCATATTCTGTGAACATGTGTACGCCAATGGGGAACAAGGTTATGATGACACTCTTT